TAGATGGCACAGAGAAGAGAAACAGTCTTAATTAAACATGTCAAGAAGGCAACTTCTCAGGGCATGGCAGGGCGAGGTAGAAAAGTTAAACAGTCTACTAAGCATTTAAATAAACATAAACGTAGACAACAAAAAATTAAATATCGAGGACAAGGAAGATAACGCTTGACAACAAGAATGTTATTCTCTAAAGTACAACTATGGAATTAATGGATAGATTAGAACGAGTAATCAGGAAGCCCTCTCTATCTCCATTTAAGTTACTTGATTTGGCTCATGCCACAACCGAGAGAGTGGTTGGCTCAAAACTCTCACAGATTTTTAATAAGCTAAACGGAGGTAATACACTATGGCTATATTAGAAGGCTCAGTAAAATGGGCAAGTATAACGACCCCAAACACAAAGTTTGAACCAGTATATACTGTTGACTTAATTGTTGATGAGACTACTGCAAATGATTTTGCTGCAAGAGGTCATAAGGTAAAGCAACATGACGAAGGTCCTGCTTTAGTTATCAAAAGAAAGGTACATGGTCCTAATGGAATAACCAGACCTGCACCTAGACTTTTAGATAAGGATAAGCAAGAGATTAGTCTTGCTGTTGGTAATGGCTCTAAGGTTAGAGTTCAATACAATGAGTATAGTGGTGAGGGTAAATTTGGTCCTTACGTAGGTCTTGACTTACAAGCTGTACAAGTTGTGGACTTAATCGAATATAAGAATGCTGATGGTGCTGAACTATTAGCAGACGGTGAGGAGTTCTAATGATAGAACAAGAACAAGAACAAAAACCTTACATTACCATTGATGATGTTAATGTTTATGTTGAAGATTTACCCGAAGAGGGTCAACAAATCTTTGGCAGATTACAGAGACTGAATCAAAAAAAAGCTGCACAGACTTTAGACCTTGAAGAAACTCAAGGTGCTATTAATTATTTCTCTACTAGAATTGTAGAAGTAATTAATGCAGATAAGTCTGGTGTTAAGGTAGAGGAATCTGAAACAAAAGAAGTACCATCAGATACTGAAGCACAAGACAGTTAGTAAAAACATTTAGCTAGATTAGGTTTTTTAACCTCTATTATTTATCCTAGTCTAGCTATCTTTCTGGAGATAGAATGAATCAAGACAAAAGTAAATTTGTAAAGCATAGGCAACCTTGTCCTAAGTGCGGTGGCTCTGACCCCGTATCAATTAACGCAGACAACTCAGCTTATTGCTTTGGTTGTTCAACATTTTTTACCGATTATGAAACTGCAAGTGAGGGCAGAATAGTGGAAACAACACAGAAACCAACCAATACATTTTTAGAATCTTATACTGGAATATATGGACAGTTGACTGACAGAGGTATCTCTGAAGCTACTGCCAAGAAGTTTGGTGTAAGAATTATAAAGAACAGAAATGGAGATATAACGCAACATATATATCCATATTTCAATGGCAATGAAGTAGCCATAACTAAAAAAAGATTTGTTGCAGATAAAAACTTTGCAACCAAAGGTACGTTTGAAGGTACAGGATTATTTGGCGAACAGTTATACAGAAACACTGGCGGTAAATATTTAACTATTACTGAAGGCGAGTGTGATGCTATGGCAGTAGACGAACTCTTTCAAGGTAAGTGGGCAGTCGTATCTCTTAAACGAGGTGCTGCAGGGGCAGTAAAAGATATTAGAGAAAGCATTGAGTTTGTTGAGAGCTTTGATAATGTCGTGCTTTGCTTTGATAATGACAAGGCAGGTAGAGAAGCCTCACGAAATGTTGCTCGTGTATTAAAGCCCGGGAAGGTAAAGATAATGACTTTGCCCAACGGCTATAAAGATGCTAATGACATGCTCAAACAAAAAGAGTTTCAAGGCTTTACTAAAGCGTGGTGGGAATCTAAGACTTATACTCCATCAGGTATCATGGAACTGTCTAGTCAAAAATCAGACTGGCTACATAGAGAAGTAAAAGAAAGTATTTCTTATCCTTGGGAAGGTTTAAATAAAAAATTATATGGCATGAGACGAGGCGAGTTAGTAACCTTAACAGGTGGTACAGGTCTCGGTAAGTCTTCAGTAACTAGAGAGCTTGAACATTGGCTAATTAAAACTACTAAAGATAACGTAGGTATTATTGCTCTTGAAGAAAACTGGATGAGAACTGCAGATGGTTTAATATCCATTGAAGCTAATGACAGAATATATCTTAATGAGAAAAGAGATAATTATAGTGACGAAGAACTTAATACTTTGTTTGATAAAGTAATAGAAAAGAATAGAGTATTTATTCATTCACATTTAGGAGCAACTGACATTGACGAAATCTTTGCCAAGCTCAGATACATGATTGTAGGGTGTGAATGTAAATGGGTAGTGGTTGACCACTTACACATGTTAGTAAATGTTTTATCCGAAGGCGATGAACGTAGAGGTATTGATTCTCTTATGAATAGACTGCGTAGTTTAGTTGAAGAAACTAATGTGGGCATGATACTTGTTTCACACTTACGTAGAGCTGCAGGAGAAAAAGGGCATGAGCAAGGCATTGAAGTATCTCTGTCTCACTTAAAAGGTTCACAAGGAATCTCACAGTTATCTGATTGTGTAATTGCTCTTGAAAGAAATCAACAAGCTAAAGACCCTAAAGAAGCAAATAAAACTAAGGTAAGAGTTTTAAAATCAAGGTATACTGGAGATACTGGATTAGCTTGTGCATTAAGATATGATAGTGAAACTGGTAGATTACATGAGTTAACAGAACAGGAGACATTCGATAATGAAGAAATTGATTTTTGATATAGAAGCAGACGGATTAAATCCTAGTAAAATCTGGTGTATTGTTGCCAAAGATTTAGCAGAAGATACTTGCCGTACATTTAACCCTAATCAATTACTTGACGGGGTAGAATATTTACAAAGTGCTGATGTTTTAATCGGACATAATATTATAGGCTATGATATTCCTGCAATAGAAAAAATACTTGATGTTAAATTAGAAGCTCAAGTTGTTGATACTTTAGTTATGTCTAGGTTATTTCAACCTGTTAGAGAAAACGGACACAGTTTAAAAACGTGGGGATATAGAATTAACTTTCACAAGCAAGAACAACCTGATGATTTTGATACCTATACACACGAAATGCTAGAGTATTGTGAACAAGATGTATTACTTAATGAGAAAGTTTATTATGCTTTAGAAAAAGAAGGTGTAGGATTTAGTCAGGATAGTGTAGATTTAGAAACACAAGTTGCTCAAATCATGCACCAACAAGAACAAACTGGTTTTCTATTTGATACGGAAAAAGCCACGATGCTTTTAGCTAAGTTAAAAGCTAGAATGATAGAAGTAGAAGATGAAGTACAGACTACTTTTAAACCTAAATGGGTAGAGGATAAACTTGTAACTCCTTATATAAAGAAAGACGGTACTTTATCTAAACGTGGCATGACTGATGAAGAATATGAAAAGCGTTTGACTACTAAGAACTATGACCCATTTATGCGTAAGAAACTACAAGACTTTAATCTTGGTAGTCGCAAACAGATTGGCGAATACTTAGTAGACTTTGGGTGGAAACCTGAAAGATTTACACCTACTGGACAGCCTATAGTTGATGAAGGCACTCTTAAAAAGATAAATCATATACACGAAGCTCGGCTCATTGCCGAGTTTTTATTATTGCAGAAACGGATAGCTCAAATATCCTCTTGGATAGATGAGTTAAAAGGTGAAAGAGTTCATGGTTCGGTGATACCTAACGGCACTATTACTGGTCGTATGTCTCACAGAAGTCCTAATCTAGCACAAGTTCCCGGTGTATATAGTCCTTACGGAGAAGAGTGTCGTTCTTGTTGGACTGTACCAGAAGGGTATAATTTATTAGGTATTGATGCTAGTGGCTTAGAACTTAGAATGTTAGCTCACTACATGAATGATGAAGAATATATTAACGAGGTAATTAATGGCGACATACACAAAACAAATCAAGAACTTGCAGGACTTGAATCAAGAGATAAAGCAAAAACTTTCATCTATGCACTTATCTACGGAGCTGGAGATGAAAAGCTTGGTACAGTGGTTGGAGGAAAAAGAGAAGATGGTAAGCGACTTAGAAAGCGTTTTCTTACCAACTTGCCATCACTTGAAACTCTTACGAACAGAGTTAGAGAAGCTTCAAGAAGAGGATTCTTAAAAGGTTTAGATGGTAGAAAGATTTATGTAAGGCACGAACATGCTGCTCTAAATACTTTACTACAGGGTGGAGGTGCGATAGCTATGAAAAAAGCCATGTGTATCTTTGATAATAAAATAAAACTAAATACACTTGATGCTAAGTTTGTTGCTAACATTCACGATGAATGGCAGATGCAAGTTAAACAAGACATAGCAGAATTTACTGGTCTTATGGGTGTCGAATGTATTGAAGAAGCAGGACAGCAGTTAGGCATGAGATGTGCTTTGACTGGTGAGTACAAGCTAGGAGGTAACTGGAGTGAAACCCACTAAAGAATATAATTGGAAATTTAATAGAGTTAACTCTAAAGGAGAAGTAATTTTTAAACATAGTACTAAAGAATCTTTAGAGGATGTAAAAAAGTTTTTAGATAGAAAAGATATTTATTTTGAAGAAACTAAAGCACAAATGTTAAGAATTTATTTTAATGATAAAATGTATGCATATTACTATACAACTGGAAGATGGTCTCCCTATAACCCTACTGGTTATCCTAAAAAACATTATTATTCAAAAAACATTAAAGATTTTTTTACTAGATTTTTAAAAAGAAATTCTAATGAAGAATATTAAATCACATAGTAGAAAAGGAGATATTGCAGAATTAAAGGCAGTTACTTTTTTATTAGAAAAAGGTTATGAAGTTTTTAGAAATTGTGGTTGTGATGGACCAGTAGATATTGTAGCAATAGATGAAGAAAACAATGTCAGTTTAATAGATGTTAAAACTTTAGTTGGTAATTATGCTACTAAACAAAGAACATCTAAACAAAAAAAACTAGGAGTAAAAATATTAGGGTATAATCCAAAAACACAAAATATAAAATTTGTAAATCATAAAGGAGATTCTAGTGAAACCCACTAAGAAAGATAGAAAAAAGTTTGACCTTGACATAGAATATGGGTCTATTAGAGAAGATAGAATAGCAGATATGCTAACTAATAAAAAAATAGAAGTAAAATCAGAAAGAGATATATGGGTAGGTACGAATAACATTTGTATTGAGTATGAATCGTGGGGTAAACCTTCTGGTATTCGTGCTACTGAATCAGATTATTGGTTTCACAACCTTTGTATTGGAGAAGAAGAATACTGTACCTTAGTTTTTAAAACTGATGTACTCAAAAAGATTGTAGATAAATTAGATACTTTCAAAACTGTAAGTGGTGGTGACCACAATGCTAGTAGAATGTTCTTAGTTAATCTACCTAAATTATTTTCAACAGATGTAATAAAAGCATTTAAGGAGTTAGATGATGATACCAAAAAGTAATAAAAACAAAGAAGAGTTTGACTTAATTAAAGTAGACAACTATAATAAGTTCACATCCGAATCAGGTCATTGGTATGACCAAGACGGAGAACCAATGTATACTATCATTGGTGCTAATGGTAGAGAAAGAAACACTACAT